ACACGGCCTCGGGGTCGTTCGCCATGATCCCACTCGACGTCGCCCCGGGAACTGTTAAATTTTTCAAAGAAACGGGTGACTTTAAGATTGAGGGTGTTTACCCGAGTCGCATAGACCGCCTGGACCGACTGACCGTCTCTTGGCTCGATATCAACGGGCGCCCCGTGGTGGGCCTGAACGACACGACCGGCACGGGGTTCATCCTCCGCTGCCACACCTCGGATGTTAAAATTGAAAAAAGTATTTTGAACGAATTGCCACCCCCAGTCCCCCTCGATGGTGGGCCCAACATGGTGCTCGTGGCGGCTCTTTTGGCTGCAGGTCTTTTGGTCATTTTATTTGTAAGACAGTAACAGGAAGATGTGTGACAGCATCGCAAATGGGCCGCCGCGGTACGTCGTGCCGGCGCCCGTACCGTGTCCACCTGCGAACGTCATCATCGCGTCCAACGTCCTGGATACGAATGGAAACGTCATAGCTGGAAACGTCATTAGCGTCGACGGCACCTTTACCGGGAACCTCTACGTGGCTGGGAGCATCGTATCCAATATCAGCTACGCTGAGCTGAACGTGACTGGTACGATCAACGCGAGCACCTTCTCGGGTCAGGCCTACTTTGGAAACGGGTACGGCCTTTCGAATCTTAACGCGTCAAATCTCACCGGGACGATTCAAGATACAAACCTGCCCGCCGTGGGTGCCACGGGGACATACGGGGACTTTTCGAACGTTTCCCAGGTCACAGTCGATCAGTACGGGCGCGTCGTCATAGCGGCCAACGTGGCGATCCTGTCGTCGCAGTGGACGAGCGTTGCAGGGAACGTGGCGTACCAAAACGGTGTGAGCATAGGGACCCTGTCTGCACCCCCACCCGGCTCGAACCTCCTCGTGCTCGGGACCGCCAACATGACCACCTTGAACGTCACGACCCTCTTTGCCAACTCTGCGACTATTTTCGGATCTCAGACTCTCAACGTCTTAGGTGTGTCCAACTTGGCCTATGTGGTGGGCGACGCCGGCGGGCTCGCGAATATACAGAGTTCGGCCCTCTTGGGGAACGTGGCCCAGGCTAACGTGGCGCTCGTGGTCACGCAACCCCTCCAGCCAAACATCACACAGGTCGGGACCCTTGTGGGCCTCTACGCAAGCGGAAACGTCTCTGCCCCCTTCTTTGTGGGCGGTGGTAACGCCCTGAGCAACGTGCAGAGTTCTGGACTCGTGGGGAACGTGGCCCAGGCTAACACGGCTCTGGTAGTGAGCCAACCGGCCCAACCTAACATTACGAGCCTCGGGACACTGAGCTCTCTGGGCGTCTCAGGTGGCGTCACGGCCGGCACCTTCTACGGCTCCGGATCTGGTCTGTCCGGTGTGCCCGTCGCAAACCTCGTGGGGACCGTGAACTTTGCAAACGTGGCCGGCGCCGTCACACAGGCGGCCCAGACCAACATCACTTCCGTCGGCACTTTGAGTTCCTTGACGGTCTCCGGCTCCTTTTCGGCCCAGGGCAATGCAGTCACGAATGTACAGACGGCCCGAGTGGTCACGCAGGCGGCCCAACCAAACATCACGAGTCTCGGGACCCTGAGCTCCCTCGTGGTCACGGGAAGCGTCACGGCCGGCACCTTCTTTGGTTCGGGTGCCGGCCTCACAAACGTGCCCGTCAGTAATCTTTCGGGGACCGTCAACTTTGCCAACACGGCAGGGGCGGTGGTCAACCCGGCCCAACCCAACATCACGAGTCTCGGGACCCTCACGACCCTGAGCGTCATAGGATCTCTGATCGCCGGTACAATCTCAGGTGACGGTCAGGGTCTCTACTCCATTCCCCCATCGGCCATCACAGGCACGGTCGCAACGGCCAACTCGGTCGTCCAACCGGCCCAGCCAAACATCACGAGTCTCGGTGTGCTTACTGGACTGACGGTCCAGGGCCTCCTACGAGCGAGCAACGCCTCGGGACTCTCGAACATCAACGCGAGCAACTTGGCGCTCGGCACCTTGTCCACTGGCGTGTTCCCTACGAGCGGCGTCACGGCTGGCCTCTACGGCTCGAGTGCGAACGTGTCTCAGGTCACGATCGATCAGTACGGCCGCGTCACGACCGCAAGTAACGTGGCAATCATCTCCTCTCAGTGGACCGGTGCCACCGGAAGTCCGATCTATTACCAGAATTTTGTAGGCGTGGGGGCGGCCACGGTCCCTACCGCCACCTTGCAAGTTACCGGCAACGTCTACGTGTCCAACTCCGTGACCGTTCCGAATTTGTTTTTTACAAATCAAATTCAACCTACAAACCTTCCGGTGACTGGAGTGACTGCCGGTGTGTACGGCTCGAGCTCTAATGTGCCCCGTGTGACCGTGGATCAGTACGGGCGGATCACCGCGGCTGCCAACGTGGCCACACAGTGGACAAGCGTTGCAGGGAACGTGGCGTATCAGAATGGCGTGAGCGTGGGGACACTGAGCGCGCCTCCGACCGGCTCGAACCTTTACGTACTAGGGCTCGCAACCATGACTAACGTGGCGGGGAACGGCGCGGCCCTAAGCGCTCTTCAGGCGAGCAACATCGTGGGGAACGTGGCTCAGGCCAACATCGCGCTCGTGGTTTCTCAGGCGGCCCAACCTAACGTGACCTCCCTAGGAACGCTCACAGGGCTCACTGTGAACGGCCTCTTGAGCGCTTCAAACGGCTCGGGGATCGCGAACTTGACCGCCGCTGCAATCACGGGGAACGTCGCACGGGCGAACGTGGCCCTCGTCGTGAGTCAGCCCGCCCAGCCCAACGTGACGTCTTTGGGTACGCTCACAGGCCTCACTGTGAACGGCCTCCTGAGCGCCTCGAACGGCTCGGGGATCGCGAACTTGACCGCCGCGGCCATCACGGGGAACGTCGCACGGGCGAACGTGGCGCTCATGGTTTCGCAGGCGGCCCAGCCCAACGTGACGTCTTTAGGGACTCTCACGGGGCTCGATGTCCAGGGGTTGCTTACAGCCTCGAACGGCTCCGGGATCGCGAACCTTACCGCCGCTGCAATCACGGGGAACGTCGCACAGGCGAACATCGCCCTCGTGGTTTCGCAACCCTTCCAGCCCAATATCACGCAGGTCGGAACCCTCACGGGGCTCGTTTCGAGTGGGAACGTCACGGCATCCTTCTTTTCAGGCCAGGGTAACGCTTTGACAAATGTCCAGAGTTCCGTACTCGTGGGGAATGTGGCGTCGGCGAACGTCGCCCTCGTGGTCAGTCAGCCCTTCCAACCCAACATCACACAGGTGGGGACGCTCACGGGGCTCTACGTCACGGGGAACGTCACCGCGTCCTTCTTTTCTGGCCAAGGTAATGCGCTCAGTAACATTCAGAGCGCGGCCCTCGTGGGGAATGTGGCCAGCTCAAACACGGCTCTGGTCGTCACACAGCCGGCCCAGCCCAACGTCACGTCTCTGGGTACGCTCTCAGGGCTCGTAATCCAAGGATTGGTCGTCGCAAGCAACGGCTCTGGGATCTCAAACCTCACGGCCGCCGCCATCACCGGGAATGTGGCAAGCGCCAACACGGCTCTGGTCGTCACGCAACCCCTCCAGCCCAACATCACACAGGTGGGGACGCTCACCGGTCTCTACGTCACGGGGAACGTGTCAGCCTCGTTCTTCGAGGGTCAGGGTAATGCGCTCACGAATGTCCTCAGCAGTGTTCTCGTGGGTAACGTGGCTTCCGCCAATGTCGCCCTGGTCGTCTCGCAGCCCCTCCAGCCCAATATCACACAGGTCGGAACGCTCACGGGGCTCTACGTCACGGGGAACGTGTCAGCCTCGTTCTTCGAGGGTCAGGGTAATGCGCTCACGAATGTCCTCAGCAGTGTTCTCGTGGGTAACGTGGCTTCCGCCAATGTCGCCCTGGTCGTCTCTCAGCCCCTCCAGCCCAATATCACGCAGGTCGGAACCCTCACGGGGCTCTACGTCACGGGGAACGTGACAGCCTCTTTCTTCAACGGAGAGGGGAACGGACTCACGAATGTCTTGAGTTCCGTCCTCGTGGGGAATGTGGCCAGTGCCAATCTCGCCCTGGTCGTCACTGGGGCCCTCCAACCCAATATCACGCAGGTCGGAACCCTCACGGGGCTCTTTTCGAGTGGGAACGTGACAGCCTCCTTCTTTTCCGGTCAAGGTAATGCGCTTAGTAACATTCAGAGTGCGGCACTCGTGGGCAATGTGGCCAGCGCCAACACGGCTCTGGTCGTCACTCAGCCGGCCCAGCCCAACGTGACGTCCCTAGGCACTTTGACGGGGCTCTCTGTTCAAGGGCTCCTCAGCGCCTCGAACGGCTCTGGGATCGCGAACCTTACCGCAGCGGCCATCACCGGGAACGTCGCACAAGCTAATGTTGCGCTGGTGGTTTCGCAGGCGGCCCAGCCCAACGTGACGTCTTTGGGCACATTGACCGGGCTCACGGTCCAAGGGCTCCTCAGCGCCTCGAACGGCTCCGGGATCGCGAACCTCACAGCCGCCGCAATCACGGGGAACGTCGCCCAGGCGAACATTGCGCTCGTGGTCTCTCAACCGGCTCAGCCCAACATCACGTCCTTGGGCACTTTGACTGGGCTCTCGGTCCAAGGACTCTTGAGCGCAAGCAACGGCTCTGGAATCGCAAACCTGACTGCAGCGTCCATCACGGGGAACGTGGCCCAGGCGAACGTGGCGCTCGTCGTCTCGCAGGCGGCTCAACCCAACGTGACGAGTCTCGGGACTTTGACGGGGCTCTCGGTCCAAGGACTTCTGAGCGCCTCGAACGGCTCGGGGATCGCGAACCTCACGGCCGCGTCCATCACGGGGAACGTCGCACGGGCGAACGTGGCGCTTGTGGTTTCGCAGCCCTACCAGCCCAACATCACATCCTTAGATGACCTCACTGTGAACAACAACTTATCAGTCACGGGGAACATCGTACCAGTGACACTCGGCAACACGTACGTGACCGGGAACCTCGTGGTATCTGGGAACGTCTTTTCCGCGCTCGGGACTCCTCTCGGTTTCGGCGGTTCCCTGTATTTCTCGCTCGGGGGGACGTACGCACCTCCCACGTATACGGGAATCCTCTACGGAACGACCCTCGCCCCGAATCTCTCCCCTTTTAGCGTTCAGGGGTCGAGCTCGGCCGTCACGCGCACGGTGGGTGGGTACCTTCAGTTTTCCCGTACGGGCGTGTACAACTTGCGCGGCGTCTTTTGTACGACGGGTGACAATATCACGGGCGTCGCCATCGGTTCGAACGTTGCAGAGGTCCATGGGACCGATCAGACGTACGTGTATCGCCACGTTCCTTTCGTGTCCCAGAACCCCACGGCCGTTTTTGACATTGATTTTTACGTAGGGTCCGTATCCGCCTACTATTACGTGGACCTCTTTGCGGTTGACGCACCGACTTTACAACCGACCTCAAACACTCTGGGTGGCACGTGGTTCACGGTCGGGCCCTCGAGCGGGCTCGGCGGCTCTGGCGGTTCAGTGACGATGACAACCTTGGGAAATTGCGTTTTCAACGCGAGCCCAGGCGCTTCAGATTACTATGTGGGAGTCTCGAACGGCACGACTGTAACACTGCCCCTGGGAGCGTCGCTGAGCGCGGGCAAGCAGTACATCATAAAGGACGAGTCGGGTCTGGCCGGTACATTCGTCGGGTACAGGGTCACGGTGGCGGCCTCGGGCCCAGACCTCATCGACGGGCAGGCCTCTTTCGTCGTGGCTTTGAATTACGGAGCCGTGAACGTCATATGGACTGGGTCGTCTTGGAGGATTTTTTAGTCTACGAACTTACTAAGGATGGTCTACCTCTTCAATTCTGACGTGACCCTCAAGGCGACTCCCCAACTCGACGCGTTTGGACGTCTGAGGGTCAGCAATCCCTTTACGCTCTTTGATTCTCAGCAGCGTTTCGGCCTTGACACGTCGTTCCGATCAAACGTCGCATCGGGTGGTTCGGTAACATTCATACCGACCCAGAGTTCTGCAAATCTCACGGTGACCAACACAGTGGGATCGTTTGCCGCGCGTGAATCGGCTTATACATTCAGATATCAGCCCGGCAAGTCTCTTTTGGCGATGATGACGTTCACGATGGCGCCAGCCTCTCCGGGTAATACTCGACAGCGGGTGGGGTATTTTGGAACAGACAACGGTTTTTACGTCGAGTTGGCGAACGGACTCGAGCTCGTCCAGCGCTCGAACGTCACGGGAACCGTTACACTTTCAAACGTGGCGCAGGTCAACTGGAACGGTGATAAGCTCTTGGGAACTGGTCCGTCCGGTATAACTTTAGACATTACAAAGTCTCAGATTCTTTGGATCGATATGGAATGGCTCGGCGTCGGCTCTGTTCGCATGGGGTTCATCATCGATGGCATTTTCATCCTGTGCCATACGTTCCATCACGCAAATCTGATTAAAACAGCTTACATAACAACCGCGTGTCTCCCTGTCCGGTACGAGATTCAGACCCTGAACGGCGCGGCACCCGCCACGTCAAACCTTACGCAGATTTGCTCGACCGTCATGTCAGAGGGTGGGTCGAACGCACCCCTCACTCTGTATTCCAATCTGGCTACGTTCAGCGCGACCGTGGGCGCTGGAACCTGGGTACCTGTCATATCAATCCAGTTGGCTGCTGGTCGCCTCGACTCTGTGTGCGCTATCAAGCAGGTCGAGGTGGTGATAAAGTCGACGGATGATATCGTACAGTGGGCTCTGTGGAGTAATGTTACAGCGGCAAACCTCACGGGTGAGAACTTTTTGGCGGCACCACCGAGCACGAGCATCCTTGTGGACAAGTCGGCGACAGCCTTTTCAGCCACGACGTGTCAACAGGTGGCATCAGGTTTTGGTGCGGCGCAGGGGAAAACCTCTGGACTGGCTGTCTTCGAGCTCGGTCAGTATTTTTCACAGATTGGCCGGAATTCATTCACACAGACGAGTGATATATTTACACTGGCATTTTTCAACAACACTTCACAGGCAACCGTCGATGCTGATGCTCTTCTGAGTTGGCAGGAACTTTTATAGTTTCTTGGTTAGGAAAATATAGTTTCGGCGGGCATGGGAGTCCCCATCATGTTCACCTTGATTTGAGCGCGTTCACCCTTGGATACCTGTTTCAAGTGTCCACACACGGCCGACTTGAGGTCCCTGTACAACTCGGACTTCATGAATGCGTTCATGATACCGGCCCTATATGTGTCGCTTCGAATAAAGTCCCAATGTCCTTGCTGATAATCTTTTTATTTCTTCCTAAATTTCCAAGGGGGGAGGGTTCACAATTTTGAAAATATTTTAAGCTATGATTTTCTAAAAACCCCCGGGGTTTTTAGAAAAGGTACCAGCACTTCGGGCCCCAAAACCAGGACCCTCCCCCCCGTAGAAATTTAGGAAGGAAAAAAATTATTTTTAAACTAAAATGGAAAGAACTGAAGCCCAGTGGGTGACCAACTGGCTCGAGAAACACCCAGACCGTGATGAAGATTCAGCACGGTCTGAGTGGGAGTCGCTTTCTTTTGAGATTAGAATGTACCTTATGACCATCAGTGATAAGGAGATCCGGGTCACCGAAGAGATTCGCGCAAAGCTTCTCGCGACCCTGGACGAATATCCCGCCCCGGAGGCTCTCAAGGAGCCTTTTAGGCGCCAGTGTAGCTTAGCTGATTCTGGTAAATCTTGGTGATGAGCCCACCCGTGTTGTCCAAGTCGTAAAGAGACTGTGTGAATACGAGGAGCTCGTAGATTTCACCGTAATAATAAGTTGAATTACCCGTACCAAATGATTTACCGATTGTCATGGCTCCGGTTGTCGCCACCAGATCATAAGAAGTATTTGTAACTGGTAAAATTGAAGAGTTTATATAGACCCTCTTTGTAGTTGATGCGCTGTAGTCGAAGACGGTGTATCGAATTGGTTCAGATGCACCTGCATATGCAGCGACCGTATTGTCGAGATTGTCTCCCCGGTGTGAATATACTATATTAGTGTCAGAATTAAAGTAACCAGCAATCAACCCTGTGCCGCCCCCACCTGTGCTACCAATACCGAAATAACCCCCCTGTGTACCTGCATTATTGCGGCGTTCGGTCACACAGACGGCGTACTTTGTGCCGTTGAGCAGAGAATACGTTCCGGCTGCACATGCAAGAACTTGCGAGTTGGCGCCGTTGAACAAACACGCGTACCCCTGACCCTTCGTCGCACGAGTGATTATCGGTTGATTCGCTGCGGTCAGTTGGGTCGCGTGGTTCCCGCGCCCGGATTGGTCGTACCACGTCGTGACGTATCCGGTCGCGCCCCCGAGCCAGTTCGCCAAGCTTTGCCCAGTCACCGGGGCCGTCAAAAGGTTGCCGAGGCGGTCGGCGTAAAAGTCTGTCGCAGAACCAGTTGTATAAGCAGCCGCTGGCCCGTTAAGAACCCAACTTGATATCTGAATTGAATCTGGACCACTCGTCGCATTCACAACCATCCTGAAATAATTATAAGGCGTCATTGAAGGATTGGTAATCGTAAATGTGAGGCGATTAGGCCATAACCATTGTGTAATATTAGATTGTGTATCGACGATTGTCCAATTCGTTCCATTGGTAGACCCGTAAATTCTGAAATTTTTAGGGGTCCTTGCATTGAACCCAGACCTGTTTATCATCGAATATGAATAAAGAATAATCGGTGTCGGGAATTGGATCTGGAGCCATTCACCCGTGTAGCCATCGGTCTGAGTCGTCGTACCGTTGTAGGACCCATCTGCGTTATAGGTCAGGGCGCTGTGCCAATAACCGTCAGTGGGGTTGGAATCAAATGCTCCGTAGCTATAAGTCTGACCTGCATATGCATTGGGGCTTTCACTTGCCGTATAGACGCCATTCGTCACCCCGTTGAATGTCCCTGTCGCCGTTGTCGTGTTTGATGTCATCGCAACCGGTGGCCACGTGCCAACTGGGTGGGCCACCACCTGCACAGCCCTCGCCGAAGTTCCATTGACCGCCCGGAGACTGAACGCGCCGACCGCCGAGCTCGTTGCGGCTTGGGACAATTGGGTGAACAGGGGGGTGCCTGTCAAACTGACAACCCCTCCTGAAGAGTTCTTAACTTCACTGTTATAATTTTGCGAAACCTGTGCGGCGGTCAAAGCGCTCGGGAAAATAATAAATTCACCAATTTCACCTCCAAAAGAACCATATGCTGATGCCCCTCCGATCGTAAAGGCTGATGTCATGAGCACGTTTGCATTACACTGTGCGTATGCGGCTGTCGTGCTCGCCACAGCGTTGTTGCAATAGAGCGTCGTCTGGTTTATCGATCCTTTAGAAACAAGAGAAAGATACGTTACTGGTTCACTCCCTGCTATATAGTATGGTATAGTTGCAAATGCTTCTGCATTCTGTGGGTTGGCGCGCTGATTCCAAGTTGCTCGATTCCCCTGATATGGAAATTCACATACGAATCGACTGTTATCGGGATACGTCACGTTGGACGTGTAACTTTGCCAACTCGAATTGGCGCCATAGGCGTAGAGGGCGTTATTAGTCTTACTATTAGATGTTATGGTTCGGCGACTTGTACTCATTATAGTAAAATCGGTCGCGTTGAGGAACGTTCCTCCAGATACGTTGAGAAAGGTCGAACCATTCGGATTCGCGTATGTAGTTGTCAGAGCCCATTTCATATTTAAATTTGAAGTTTGAATTATGACTGGAGCGTTTGTAGCTGACGCTTGTGATGCATTTCGCCCATTTCCAGATTGGTCGTACCATGTCGTGACGTTTCCGTACGTGCTCGTCAAGAACGTCTGAAGCGTCGTACCGTTCTGCACGTTTGACAAATTGCCTGAAAAATCAGCCACGAAGTTGTTAGAAATCAGGTCAGATTGTCTCCGAATCTGAACGACTGGACCCGTGTATGTAGAAGTGAGCTGGCGGAGACTGAACGCGGCTGCAGTAGGTGTGTTCATAACGTCGAGTATTCCTCTTGTATTCGTCTGAACCCCCCGCCCCGGCACGCCCTGCTGATTGTAAATAGACTGAACCTGCGCGCTCGTCAGAGCTCGGTCGAATATGCGCAGGTCGTCGACGAGACCGTTGAATGCGAGTGATGTGTTTTGACTGCCCGCATACGCCGCCGTGAAGGTGGTGTCCGCACCGACGTTTGTACCACTGGGAGTCCCACCTATATACAGTGTTCCTACAGTCCCTACACCGTTGATATATAATGTAACAGTTTGAGCCGAATAACATAGGGCTATATGATACCATGTCCCAGTCGAATAACTGAAACCGGGACTCGCTTGCACAGAATTAGAACCTCGCTGCCAGTACAAGTAAATAACACTCGTACCAAAAATATTCAGATACGAAGAACTATCACCCAATGAAAATGGGGTTTGGAAGCCTGTATTATATGTATTAAATTGCACCCAAAAAGAAGCGGTTATCCCAGATGACGATGAAAGACTCACTGGGTATGCGAGGCGTTGAGTTGGCGCGCTTCCAGCTGAATTTGTAAATTGAATTGCCTGTCCATATTTTCCAGCGACATACGTCGGCGTACCGGTCGTCGTCGTGGGCACCACCCCACTCACATAATCGGTCGTGGTCCCGTTGAAATCCCACGCGAGCTTCGGCAGAGGCATCGCGCGACTCGGCGCCGGAGCCCCTTGACTCGAGTAAACCGACTGGACCTGTGCGGCAGTCAGAGCCGTGTTGTAGATACGGAGGTCGTCGATAGTACAGTCGGCGCTTTGATAACCAGAGTATGACGGATTAATAATATTAGTCTGCGAACCTACTCGCAAGCCGGTGATTACCACGCCGCCAGTTGAACCAGTTGCAATGGGCGTCGCCCCTACGCCATTTCTGTATAAAATCACAGATGTCGAATCGTAAGTCAGTGCTACGTGGTACCACGTCCCAGTTGAATTGGTGGCTGAAATTGTTGTCGCGTTCTTCAATTGCTGAGTTCCTAAGAATCCCTGACCTGTTCTCGTCTGCGTTGAAGTCATCGATAGCCCAATAACGTTAGAAAAAGAGTCGTAGATGCTCACAAAAGAGCCTGAGAAAGTATTGAAATTCACCCAGGCCGAAACGGTTATTCCAGTCGCGTCTATATTAATAGGAGTCGAGCTCATAGACCATAATACATAGTTATTAGCACCGGAGTTGGGAACGGTCTGTGCGAGTCTCATAGAGTTCAAGTACTTCCCGCTCGGGTACGTGATAAACTGCCCCAAGAGCGTGAACACGGTCGTTCCCATGTTCGCGACGTAACCAGGTGAAGCGTAAGAGAACGGCGCCGCGCCCGGTGTGAACGTCGCCACGGGAACCACCCCGCCTTGAACCACGCGCAGGTCGCGGATGTAGCCGTTGAAATATTCTCCAGTACCTACACCTATAAGGGTCGGATATGTAGAATTATATGAAACCGATAACGGGGTTGCTGTTGTATTCACGACTCCATTCACGAACACATTTGCCGTTCCGTTCGTCATGAGTGAAAATGCTATATGTGTCCACACATCCGTTGATAATGCGGTTTGATGGGAAACTGTAGATGTACCATTCGTCAATCCGATGATAGCACCAGATACTCTGAAAGAATAATTTATAGGTCCAGTTATACCGGAATATTTTGAATATATTCTTCTATTACCAGTCTGACCTGTATTTAAATAAACCCAAGCTTCCATGAATGTGTTTGAAACAGAAGTATCAAAAGTCGTTGGGCCAGTCGTCCCTAGAGTCATATACGACCCCGCCGTTCCCGGAAAACTCACAGCCGTATTGCTCGTCGGGGCGTTCGTGACCAGTGCTGCACTTCCCTGGAGCTGCGCCGGTCCCGGTGAGACTTGTGCCGAGGGACTGAGTCCAGTGACGCTGTCCACGTTTGAGTTTTCAAACTGCCACGCCAGACTCGGCTGGGGCTCAGCCCCAGAGTACATAAAACTCATCTCTAATAAACTCTAACACTTTATTAGAGATGGGATACTCCAACGTAGCTGGGGCCCTCAACGTGTTCACGAGCACGTCGACCGATTCCCTCGTGGTCAGGGGGGACACGCTACATACCGGGAACATCGTAGCAGTCAAGGGCTACGCGGCGTTCGGAAATGTGGCCGTGGCGAATCTGATCGTCACAGGAAACTTTACGATCACTGCGACCAACACGCAAACGACAAACGCCCTGACGATCAACAACGCCGGAACGGCCACGGCCCTCAAAGTTACGCAATACGAGGGTGGTGGACCCGGTCACGTTCACAACGTCGCCGAGTTTTGGGACTTTCAGACCTTGGCCATGGTCATAGACCCCGAGGGAAACGTCGCAATCCACGCCACGAGCAGCCCCGGGTACGCCCTCACCGTCAGTCAGGGTGCGTACATAGATTCTCTGACTGCCGGTGTCTATATCGGTGACGGATCTGGATTGTATAACCTCAACACCTCGAGCCTCGTGGGAGCCCTAGCCCCGTACCAACTCCAGGCCGCCCAGACAAACGTCACGCAGGTTGGAACCCTCACTGGGCTCTACGTCACGGGGAATGTCACAGCCTCCTTCTTTTCAGGCCAGGGTAACGCTTTGACCAATATCCTCAGCTCCGTCCTCGTGGGGAACGTCGCGGCGGCGAACGTGGCGCTCGTCGTCTCACAGCCACTCCAGCCCAACATCACACAGGTGGGGACGCTCACGGGCCTATACGCCACTGGGAACATCTCGGCCCCTTTCTTCATTGGAGGTGGGAACGCCCTGAGCAACATTCAGAGTGCGGCCCTTGTGGGGAACGTCGCGGCGGCGAACGTGGCCCTCGTCGTGAGTCAGCCCCTCCAGCCCAACATCACACAGGTGGGGACGCTCACAGGCCTCTACGCCACTGGGAACATCTCGGCCCCTTTCTTCATTGGAGGTGGGAACGCCCTGAGCAACGTGCAAAGCGCGGCCCTTGTGGGGAACGTCGCGGCTGCAAACGTGGCGCTCGTCGTCACACAGCCGGCCCAACCCAACGTGACGTCTCTAGGGACCCTGACCGGGCTCACGGTCCAAGGACTACTGACCGCAAGCAACGGCTCGGGGATTTCGAACCTTACCGCATCGGCCATCACGGGGAATGTGGCCAGCTCAAACACGGCCCTGGTCGTCACGCAACCCCTCCAGCCCAACATCACACAGGTGGGGACGCTCACAGGGCTCTTTTCAAGTGGGAACGTCTCGGCCTCTTTCTTCGCGGGCCAGGGTAACGCTTTGACCAATGTCCAGAGCTCCGTACTTGTGGGGAATGTGGCGACGGCCAATGTCGCTCTTGTTGTGAGTCAGCCCCTCCAACCCAACATCACACAGGTCGGAACCCTCACGGGCCTCTACGTCACGGGGAACATCTCAGCATCATTCTTTGCGGGCCAGGGTAACGCACTCACAAACGTCTTGAGCTCGGTACTCGTGGGCAATGTGGCTTCCGCCAACGTTGCGCTCGTTGTGAGCCAGCCCCTACAGCCCAACATCACACAGGTGGGGACGCTCACGGGCCTTTACGCCACGGGCAACATATCGGCCTCCTTCTTTGCGGGCCAGGGTAACGCCTTGAGCAACATTCAGAGTGCGGCTCTCGTGGGGAATGTGGCCCGGGCGAACGTGGCGCTCGTCGTGAGCCAGCCCCTCCAGCCCAACATCACACAGGTGGGGACGCTCACGGGGCTCTTTTCAAGTGGGAACGTGACGGCGTCTTTCTTCGCCGGCCAGGGTAATGCACTCACGAACGTCTTGAGCTCCGTACTAGTAGGGAATGTCGCCTCGGCCAACGTTGCGCTCGTTGTGAGCCAGCCCCTCCAGTCCAACATCACACAGGTGGGGACGCTCACGGGGCTCTTTTCAAGTGGGAACGTGACGGCGTCTTTCTTTGCGGGCCAGGGTAATGCGCTCAGCAATATTCAAAGCGCGGCTCTCGTGGGAAATGTGGCCAGCGCCAACACGGCCCTGGTCGTCTCGCAGCCCCTCCAGCCCAACATCACGAGCGTGGGTACCCTCACGAGCCTGAACGTATCTGGGAACATCTACGCGGCTAATGCCATCACGACAACCAACATATTCACAGCCGGTTTCACGTCCAACGCGACCAACACCGTCTTCAACTTCGACACCTTGACCATACCCTTTGTATCATGCACGAGCCTGAACGTCGCAAGCACCGCCAACATATCTTCGCTTGCCGTCGGTATCCTGACCGCAAGCAACGGTTCGGGCATCGCCAATCTCACGGCGGCCGCGATCACGGGCAACGTCGCCAACGCGAACGTGGCGCTCGTCGTCTCGCAGCCCCTCCAGCCCAACATCACGCAGGTGGGGACGCTCACGGGGCTCTTTTCAAGTGGGAACGTGACGGCCTCTTTCTTCGCGGGCCAGGGTAACGCGCTCACGAATGTCCAGAGCTCCGTACTCGTGGGGAATGTCGCCTCGGCCAACGTTGCGCTCGTCGTCTCGCAGCCCCTCCAGCCCAACATCACGCAGGTGGGGACGCTCACGGGGCTCTTTTCAAGTGGGAACGTGACGGCCTCTTTCTTCGCGGGCCAGGGTAACGCTTTGACCAATGTCCAGAGCTCCGTACTCGTGGGCAATGTGGCTTCCTCCAACGTTGCGCTCGTCGTCTCACAGCCACTCCAGCCCAACATCACACAGGTGGGGACGCTCACGGGGCTCTTTTCCAGTGGGAACGTGACGGCCTCTTTCTTCGCGGGCCAGGGTAACGCGCTCACAAATGTCTTGAGCTCGGTACTCGTGGGCAATGTGGCTTCCGCCAACGTTGCGCTCGTCGTCTCACAGCCCCTCCAGCCCAACATCACACAGGTGGGGACGCTCACAGGGCTCTATGCCACTGGGAACATCTCGGCCCCTTTTTTCATCGGAGGTGGAAACGCCCTGAGCAACATTCAGAGTGCGGCCCTTGTGGGGAACGTAGCGGCTGCGAACGTGGCGCTCGTCGTGAGTCAGCCCCTCCAGCCCAACATCACACAGGTGGGGACGCTCACAGGGCTCTTTTCAAGTGGGAACGTCTCGGCGTCTTTCTTCGCGGGCCAGGGTAACGCGCTCACGAACGTCTTGAGCTCCGTACTAGTAGGGAATGTGGCCCAGGCCAACGTCGCCCTCGTGGTCAGTCAGCCCCTCCAGCCCAACATCACACAGGTGGGCACTTTGACCGGGCTCTTTTCGAGTGGTAACGTGTCAGCCTCCTTCTTTTCTGGTGGCGGAAACGCCCTGATTAATATTCAGAGCTCCGTCCTCGTGGGGAACGTCGCGGCTGCCAACGTCGCCCTTGTGGTCTCCGGGGCCGCCCAGCCCAACATCACGCAGGTCGGTACTTTGACCGGTCTCTTCGCCACCGGGAACATATCGGCTCCGTTCTTCATAGGGGGTGGGAATACCCTCAGCAACCTCAACGCGAGCAACGTCACGTTCGGGGCGCTCGCTGCTTCTCAGCTCCAGGCGGCTCAGACCAACGTCACCTCTGTCGGGACCCTGAGTTCTCTGACCGTCTCGGGCACCTCGAACCTTCAGACCCTCAACGTCGCTAGCGTGGCGACTGCTGGTGTCATCCCCGTCTCCTCAGGCCTCTTCATGAATCTCAACGCCACGTACACCCTGAATTCCACGGGCAACTGGACCGGCAATATCGCGGGGTCTATCACCTCCAACCTCTTCACACTCTTTGGGCCGGACCCCCTGGCGTCGTGGACCACCTACGGTTCCAACCCCTTGATCACGGGGCCGTCAGCCAACGGTGGCTTTAGGTTTTCACAGACTGGTCCGTATCAATTCACGGTTGTTCTCACGTCCGACAACAATATCAAGACCGTCGCTCTGAGCTCCAACACGTCAGACGTTCACTCGAACCTCGCCGATCCGGGCGTTTGGCTCTACTGCTACCGTATAAGCGTGGGCCAGGACCCATCCGTGCCCGTTCAGATCCCGTTCTACGTCGACTCTACGTCCAAGTACTACTTCATAGATTTCGAGGCCATGAACAAGACCGGTGAAAATATCCACAGGACCGCCTATACAAACGTCACGGCCGAAGGGTACACGGGTTCCTACGTGACTCTGAGGCCGTTGTAGGGCGTCAGGTACTCCAAAGAACGGCGCACATGGGTCCAGGACCCCAAAAACATTCAAATGATTCTTTTTAAAAAAACTCATTTGAATCTTTTTAGATCCAGGGAACCAAGCAAGTGCTACGCCCCGGAGTTCACAGGGGAGTTTCGAGCGGGCCTTACGGGCCCTTCCACCCCGAAAAAACTCTCTGTAAAATGTAATGCCGATCATCACCAATTTTGGCGATGTCGTCACGGTCGGCAATGCGGCCGTGAACGGCACGGGCACTTCAAGTTTTGCAGGGCCCGTGACGTTTGCTCAGGGCGTCAGCATCACAGGGGCCGTCTCCACCACCTCAGCCTTTTATGGCGTGCTGGCCGGTGCGAATACCGCGGCCGTGAGTGCTCTGACGGCGAGCACGAACGTCTACGCGCCGATCATCACCACCCCCGTGTCCAACGCTGCGACGGCCATAGCAACCACGGGGTTCTACGGCGCCCTCGTGGGTCAAAACGTGGCCTCGGTCACCGTCCTCACAGCATCTGGAAACGTCAACGCCCCCACGATCAACGTCACGTCCCTGAACGTTAGCACTCAGGCCAACGTCACATTTCTCAACGTGTCTTCGAGTGCAATCCTTTTTCAGGCGAACGTCCTCACGGCCAACATCACGTCAGCCAACGTCATCACAGAGAACGTCTCGACTCTGAACGTCTCTGGCTTTGCGACCCTCTTCCGTGCTAATGTTCTCACGGCCAACATCACATCTTCAAACGTCCTCACGGAAAACGTCGCGACCCTCAACGTCTCGGGCCTGGCGACCCTCGTACAGGCTAATCTTTTGACCGCGAATATCACCTCGGCCAACGTCACCACCGCGAACGTGACGAGCCTCAACGTCTCTGGTACGACATTCATGTTCAGCACGGCCGTAGCCACCCTCAATGTCACGAGCGCCAACATCCTCACGGAGAACGTGACGTCTCTGAACGTCTCTGGGACTGCGTTCCTGAGCAACGCAAATGTCGCCACTCTCAACGTGTCCTTTGCCAATGTGACGTCCCTGAACGTCACGGGAGACGCGAACATTGCGAATCTCACGGTTCGCTCGAACCTCTACACGTCCAACATCATCATGTCGAGCAACCTCTCCACAAACACCGGCTTTGGCAACGTCTACCTGACCGGTAACCTCGTCGTCCAGGGCAACATCTTCTCCATCGGCGGCTCAGTCGGCTCGGGTTCCGGCACGTCCCAAGGTATCCTCTACTCTCTTCCGGGCACGTACTCGCTCGGCACCGCCTTCGCCACGGGCACCGCCGGTCCGGGCATAGCTGGCTACCACATCAACATGGCGTCTTTTAGTGCCGAGGCGGTCGCATCCGTATCCGCCTTTACTGCAGGCTCGGGCATGCTCAAGTTTGCGACCGGCGGCCTCTACCAGGTCACCTGCGTCGTGGTTGGTGACCAACCCGTCGTGAAGTTGGCCTTTGGCAAGACATCCTCTTCAAGTTTCCCACCCGTGGTCACTGCAACCGCAGGTTACGACTACGTCTACAATTTCCCAGTCGGTTCCTCGCCCAGTACCGTGATCACGATCCCCTTGACCGTTCAGGACGTCACCCAGTACTATTACCTCGACGTCTTCTTCAGCACGGCGGCAGGGAATCCCACCATTCTCTACCCGACTCGCTCCACGACAGCCGTGGGGTCGGCGTACGGGACGTACGTGCAGGTCGGCCCCTTTGGCAACTACCTGACCTCTGCGACGGGCGTCGCCTCCGGCCTCCTCATGAACGCCTACGGCACCACCACTCTGTCGTCGCCCGTCACCTCCAACACATTCCGCCTGGCCATGACCTCTTCCAATGGCTGGACGGTCAGTGGAGTCTCGACCTCTTTAGCCGTCACGTCCGGCGGCAACTTCCAGGTTAACCAGGTGGGAATCTACGAAGTCTCCATGTGTCTCAATACGTCCGTGACGCCCATGATGTTTGGCGTGGGGTCGCTAGCGAGCGACACGGCTCCAGGGACCCAGGGCCCGTACATCTACCAGTACGCACCCATGTATACCCAGGACCCCACGACCATAGTCACCATGCCCTTGAACATCACCGACACCTCGCGCTACTACTACATCGATGTCATCTTCCCTGGAACTCAGTCGACCGTCGCTCTTTCGAACGTCTCGACCTTCGTCTCCCTCAAGCCCGTGGGCTCGTACGTCTCGCCCTCGACCAACCCGTGGTCCCAGCAGGGAACTTCGGTGTATTACCAAGGCGGCGCGGTGGGCATAGGCGGCGTCAACCCCTCTCTACTGACTGAAACTTTTACCGTCAACGGCAACACCTCTTTCGTGGGCAACGTGACTGTGACTTCGGACGCCTCTGGTAATGCGTACGTCCTGGCCGACCGCGTACCGACCGGATCGCTCCACGTCTCTTCGTACGTCACGGGGTCCGTGCCTCTGACCACGACCACAAATTTGATCCAGAATTACTTGAGTAATGCGGCGAGCATCCGTTCAAACACTTCAACGGGGACGATCACACAGGCGCTTTATGTTCCGGGGGGTTCCTATAGTAACACGGGTGTCAACTTCGGAAACGGACATTCGTTGCGTTTCTCAAATCTTGCAGCCTCAAATCTGTTCATGGAGACGTGGGTAAACTTGGCGGGTATTGGGAGATTCCAGAATATCATCAATCGGTCAATTCCCGGTGGCGTAGATTTCGGCATTTATATTCATAGCGGAAACTATATCGTATTTCAGGTATCTAACGCGACCACAACAGTTACGGCTCAGACGGGAAGCTTGACGGCTGGGCCATGGGTTCACTTGGCCGCATCATACCATCGTACAAGCGCGACTCAGGGTACCTTATATGCTTTTGTGAACGGTGCTGCCAGCACGGCTGTGCCGTTCGGGTCGCCGACAGGTTCACAACCAGTCTTTTCATCGACGGCGAATATCTACCTGTTTCACGATAATAATAGTACGGCGTACTTTTCCGGCAACGTCGCCGACGTTCGCGTCATGACCGGCTCCATCGTCCCCATCACCACTTTTAGCCCTCAGTCCGCCCCCTTCACGACCGCCCCGACCTACCGTACAGGTATGGACACCGGCTACACGTCCAACCTGACCATGGCCCTCCAGACCCAGTACTTCCCGGGCGCCTCGACCTCGCCCTATGGACCTTGTTTGACCTTGCCGGGGACGGTGGGGTCTTATTATAGTGTATCTTCCAGTCCCACTAATACAAATTGGTTCACCAACGGGTTCTGCTTGGAGGCTTGGGTCAACTTCGCGTCGTTCGCCAACTCCAATTTAAATAATGGAGGCGCATTCTCTTCTTTTATGTTGGGGCATATGGTGCCGACCTCTGCTTATGACGAGTGGTCATTTGGGCCTCTCACGACCGGTCAAGTCGGGTGGTACTGGTACGATACTACATGGCGGTCTCTTCAGACTTCATCGACAATCACGACAGGTTCATGGAATCACCTAATGGTTCAGTCGAATGGCTCGAACGTCTACGTTGCTGTGAACGGCGTGTTTCAGACCCTAACTGGTGGGAATTTCGCTCCCGCAGGTGGTTCGGGAACCATCGCACCTTCCGGACCCGCGTCCACCCCGACTGCGTCGGTGAACGCACCTATAACGGTTGGCCAGGCAAACACTCAAGCAGGCCCCAACTTCGCCATCGCCAAGGCGCGCCTCGTCTTCGGTAATGATACGAGTGCTGCAAGCAAGGCGGCTGCGAACGTCTACTCGTCGGGCAACTTCACGAGCACCCTGAGCCCCAACTTCAACCAGACCCTCCCGTCAGGTGCCACCGTCGCCTGGTCTTTGGACACTCAGTACCCTCTGCCAACCTACCCGAGCATCCAGGACGTCACTCCGATCGCACTGCAAGCCAGTGCTTATGGCGCCGTCCCCACGCCCATCGGCGGAGTCACATCAAACGTGCTCAGCCCCTACTCGACCACGTACCCGCAGCTCGACTCGATCCGTTTCGACGGCACCGGGTACATCGATTACGGCAATGCGGCGTCTTCGGTGCTCACGACCAACCTGTGGGCGAACGCGTGGACTATTGAGGGGTGGGTGTACCTGAACAGTTATCCAAACACTCCTGTTTTTGTGCGCGAACCATATACAACAAATTCAGGATCAGACTTCGCCGTTGGTCTAAATAGTTCAGGAGTTCCGTATATAAACTCAAATGGCGGTGTGTTGATTATAGCCGGTACTGCAATTCCCCTGAGCACTTGGACGCATCTCGCAATAACTTATGATGGCGCAAAGTCTAACATTTATCAGGGAACATCCGGAACGTCATCAACAGTTGCATCGGCTACTCCATCTGGTTCAAATATGATTTATACACCAACATCCAATTTCAGGATTGGTGGGTCGGTCTCAGCTGGGCAGATTGTCGGCAACCTCGCCGACCTCCGCGTCTCCAACGTGGCTCGGTACACCGGCTCGACGTACACGGTTCCCACGGCGCCCTTCGCCACCGACTCTAGCACTCTGCTCCTTCTCAAGTCCCTCGGTGGCCAACCCGGCACCACCCTCGAGGTCCAGGGCCGCGGCTTGAATTCGACGAGTATCGGTGCCGGCCGCGTGGTTCAGTCGTACCCCCCGGCGCCCATGTCGTCTTATTTGCTCGATACAACCTCTAATGCCTTGGTGACTTATGGGCAGGGGAAGTACGTGGCGAGTGCGTCTTCGGAGTATAACACGTCGGGTTCATATTCAGCATGGATAGCGTTCGACAAACGGTCGCAAACTGCCGGTGGTAATCCATTAGGGTATGAATGGGCCTCTGCGACGAACTACAGTTCGGGGGCGTACACGGGTTCAGTGATCACCGTCGACACGCTCGGAAACTCGTACGCAGGTGAATGGCTCCAGTTCCAGTCGCCGGTGTCCGTCGTTTTGGGTACGTATTCTATCACGGCAAGTTCTGATGCGGGATCGTATCAGTCTCCTTCGACGTTTTATGTACTTGGTTCACGTGATGGAATCAACTGGACTTTGGTGGATTCACGTGCAGGCGTTTCCGGCTGGGGCAACTCAGTGACTCAGACATTCACGGCATCGTCAACCCAGGCGTACACTTACTTCAGAATCATCGCGAACAAAACAAGTGGAAGTGGTGCTGTTCCAACTTTCACAATCATGGAACTCATCTTCAACGGAACCGAAGAGTCCCTCTGCATCACCAGCGATTCCAAGGTGGGCGTGGGCATCGCCAACCCGCAGCGCGCCTTGGAGGTGGCTGGCGATCTCGTCGTCTCGGGCACGATCAGTGGAGGCGCGGGCATGGGCGCCTTCAGGAATCGGATCATCAACGGCGACATGCGGATCGCGCAGAGGGGTGTGGGGCCTTCAACAATTGCTGCGTCCACCAATGCGGTGCTGGATATCGATCGGTGGAACTCCGTGTACGTCACTAGCGGAACTTTCACGACCGGTCAGAGCGCCGTGGTTCCACTGGGTCAGGGGTTCTCGAACAGTTTCGTCCAGACCATGACGGTGGCGACGACCTCCAACGACTACGGAACATCTAGGCAGTACATCGAGGGCTACAACATGTATGATCTCAGCTGGGGAACGAGCTATGGCCAACCCGTCACACTTTCGTTCTGGACCATGATCACGAACGTCCCGGCCGGTTCTATCTTGCCGGTTGCTGTGGTATATTCCGGTTCTTCAGCGACGTATTACTATCTTTCGTCATATACAGTAAGTGGTCCGAGCGCATGGCAATATGTCACGATTACGGTTCCACCACCACCTTCGGCCGCAGGTTCTTTCACGGCTGCTCTCAACACTACTCACACGTATGTATCCTTCCCTCTCACGAGCTTCGGTGCTTCGAGCCCGGCCCAGCCAAACACATGGGTAAGCGCCGTTTCTACAAACAAATTCCGAGTTTGGGGAACCTACGACCTCGCCAGCACAGTCGGCTGGTCCCGCTACATCACAGGCGTCCAGCTCGAGCGTGGGACCGTGGCCACGCCTTTCGAGGTCCGTCCGTACGCGACCGAACTTCAGCTGTGTCAGAGGTATTATTGGAACTTCTCGTCGGCGGGTGGCGTCTACACGGGGTTTGGATCGGGTTACACGAACGGCACGTCGGCACTCATTATGGTGCCGTTCCCAGTTCAGATGAGAGCGCAGCCTACTCAAAACTCTAATAGCGCGATGACGACATTCGTCGTTCTTTCAACTGGGGCGTCCGTTTCACCTTCAGCTCTTAGTACTTTTACGACCGGTCTGAACTCGTCAATTTTGACATTCACCGTTGCTGGACAGACCGCTGGGCAGGGGGCGATTCTCCAAGCCAACAACACCACGGGCGCTTTCGTAGCGTTCAGTGCGGAGCTCTAGAAACTTCCTAGCCTAGAGTAGAATGAGCCAGATCGTAATTCTGGATTCAAATACCTTGACCGTCGCTGACTGGTACTTTAGCGACAGCCCCATAGTTCCCGTGACCCCCGGGATCCGCATTGAGGTTCCAGAGGGTCTCGCGTGGGACGCCGTCAAGGGCGTGCAGGCTGAAGACGGGACCGTCACACTCGTCGAAGACCCCGTCAAAGTCCAGGCCAAAACAGCCCAAGCCTGGACTCAACTCAGAACCGAGAGAAACGCGAGACTCGCCGCAAGCGATTGGGTCGCTTTGTCTGACGCTCACCTCAGCCAAGACAAGAAGGACGCCTGGTTCGCCTACAGGCAGGCCCTGCGCGACCTGCCGGACGAGGTCACGGACGAGCAGGTCACGAGTTCTGCGAACTCGGTCCCCTGGCCCCCGGCTCCAGGAACTAGCGTTCCTGTCGCGCCCGTCACTGGCTCGCGTCTCTCCAGTCTCTTGACTCACGCGGAGGTTGAGCCCGTCGTTCCGGTCGTTGAGGAGGTTCCTGTCGTTGAGGAGGTTCCTGTCGTTGAGGAGGTTCCTGTCGTTGAGGAGGTTCAGGAGGTTCCTGTCGTTGAGGAGGTTCCTGTCGTTGAGGAGGTTCCTGTCGTTGAGCCCGTCGTGGAGTCTGAGCCCGTCCCAGAGGCTGAGCCCGTCGTGGAGTCTGAGCCCGTCCCCGAGGCTGAGCCGGTCGTTGAGGAGGCTGCGCCCGTTGTGGAGGCTGAGCCCGTCCCCGAGGCTGAGCCCGTCCCAGAGGCTGAGCCCGTCGTGGAGGCCCCGGTCGTCACAGAGTCTGAGCCCGTCCCAGAGGCTGAGCCCGTCGTGGAGTCTGAGCCCGTCGTGGAGTCTGAGCCCGTCGTGGAGTCTGAGCCCGTCGTGGAGGCTGAGCCCGTGCCAGAGGCTGAGCCCGCGGTGGAGGCCCCGGTCGTCACGGATGTTTAATTTTGTTTGAAAATTTCACCAGGGTCAGTAGACCCATAGACT